ATGAGTGTAAAGAAAAGAGGGAAAAGAAAATGACACACATTGAACAAACAATTTATGGAACAGTTACAAAAAAGAATTTATTATGGGAGGCTAACATGATTAAGGAGAGATTTAATAATGCTAACTTTAAATCAAAAAGAAGTGGTGGGAAACAGATAATAAATAGAGTTGAAGTTGTTGAACATGGAACTGCTGTATATTTTTGGTGTGGTAGAATGAACAACTTTGTAGTTTATGGTGGATCTAAAAAAGGTACATATAATAAACTATGTGATATGTTATTGCATATTTGTTTTGAAGAGAATAAAGACTATATTAGTCTTTCAGATTTTATTATAAAGAAGTGAGGTGATAACTATGTCTCGAATTTATAAGCATGGGTATTATCCTAGTGACTTAACTATGGATAATGTGAATAAAATTGTTGATCTCGTTGAAACGTATCTATGTAATTATAAACTAGCGTTTCACCTTGTTTATCAAAGGCGACACTTAATTAGAATGGATATTTGCAAATTAGGTTCAAAATCCGTTATAGCCTCATATTCGTTTAGATATGAGACGTTAACACTTTTTAAACGAAAAGTTTTCCAGGGTGTTGTTTTACTTGGTGATATGATTCAAGAAATTGAAAGACGAGGATATAATTATGATTAGTAATTTAATTCTTGCAAGTTTTATAATTTGGGTGTTATTATCTGTATACCAAATATACCATCATTGTAAAGGAAACTTTAAATATTATAAAGTGTCAAACAGATACATAAATTTCATTATATTATTAATCATAATGTTAGTTATGTGGTTTGTATTAATAAATATGCAAATTGATGAATTATTGGAGGTGCGACATGTAAAATGTTAATGAGTTATGACTTCTCTATAAAAGCGTATAGGTTGTAAAAGTGTTGTTATGCTGATTTCAAAATTAAACAACTTGAAATAATTTAATTAAAAAAGCAATGTTAAAATTAAAAGGAGAAAAATTAATATGGAAAATTTAACAAATGAAGTAATGACAATGGATAATACAGGTTTGGTAGTCACTGATGATATGACTCACGCCCAACGTGTAAATTTATTTAACGCTGTTAACAATGCGGAAGGTTTATCAGACCAAGTCGGTAAAGATTTATGGTTAACTGGTTATATTGTGCAAGATGTAGAAAAGGAAAATGAGAAAACAGGTGAGATCATCTGCTCAAAATTAATTACTGTAATTGATAATGACGGTAAAGCATATGCGACAAATAGTAAACCTTTCTTGCAATCATTGAAACAGTTAAAACAGGTATTTAACTATGATTGGACGAAAGAACCTGTATGTGTAACAATCATTCAGAAAAAATCAAACTCAAGTTCAAATAAATATTTAAGCATGGCTGTTAAATAGCCTAATTAATTAAGGGTGTTAGCCAAACACCCTTTTATTTTTGACTTAAAATGGGGGTGTTTAAATTGGCTAAAATGAGAAAAAGCACAAAAGACGTTAAGCGGTTAAGAAACGCAATAGCAAGTGCTAAGCGAACTGCCACAAGAGCGCAAAACTTAGGGCAGGATGTTATATTTAATGATATACGATCAATTAAATCTTTTAATGATCGTAAGGAATTTAATAAATATTTAAAATCAATTAAAAGATTTAATAAAGAAAACAGATTTATTGAAAATAGATATGGTGTTGTTTTCAATCGAAATGACATTGAGAAGGCTAATAAGTTAGTTGATAAACAGAACAAACAAAGAAAAAAACTAGCTAAAAGTGTCGGGTTAACGAAATTAAAAGAAACAAAAGGCGGTATCGCAACGGGTGTTAGTGTTAGTAACGCTCTTTCTGTTTTAAAAGATGACAGAGGCGGATTTTTTGAACCCGTCCACCATGTTAATATTCAGAGTTATAGATATCCTAAACAATTAGCTAATAGAATTGAAAGTTTAGAGGAAAATACTAAAAATAAAAATAAAAAAATTAAGAATTTAAGATTGAATTATGAGACAGCTTTAGGTAAACATGTTAGAGGGAATATAATTACAGAAGAAGAAGCGAAAGAAATTTTAAAAGATATAAAATCTTTATCAGACAAAGATTTTATAAAATGGTTTTACCAAGAAAGAAAAGCACTTGACACGTTTAAATATCTAGATTTAAGCCGTGAGTATACAGAAAATCAAATGTTTGTTAATGAACAGCTTAGTCGAGCATTAAAAACTGATATGGCTGATGTAAGAGAAAGTTTAGCAGTATTTACCGGTCGTGCATATGTTAAAGATGGTATGGTCAAATATAAATGATGTAAAGGGGGTTGTAGTATGGCAAAGAAAAAAGAGCCTAAAGAAATTTGGGCGTGTGATTTTGAGACTACAACCGACCCTTTAGACTGCCGTGTGTGGGCTTGGGGTGCTAGCTTTGTTGAAGATTCAAATATAAAAGAATATGGTAATGATATAGACGGCTTTATTGAGTGGTGCAAGCAAAAAACACGAAAATTATATTTTCATAACCTTGCTTTTGATGGTGAGTTTATTGTTTCATGGCTTTTAAGTAATGGATATGAATATTCGGATAAACCTAAAACCGGATGTTTTAAAACAATAATTTCGAATACAGGTTTGTGGTACTCAATTGAAATATGGTGGAAGTATTCAATTTATCGATCAACGAAAACGACTATATGGGATTCGTTTAAACTTATTCCTTTTAGTATTGAGAAGATCGCACATGATTTTAATTTACCAATCCGAAAATTAAAACTAGATTATAAAGCTAAGCGTGAGAAAGGTCACGAGCTTACACTACATGAGATTGATTATTTATTTAATGATATTGATATTGAAGGTATGGCATTAAACGAATGTTTTAAACTAGGATTTAACAAAATGACAGCTACAAGCTGTAGTTTTGACGCATTTAAGAAAACTTTACCTATGTCATTTGAAAAAATATTTCCACCTTTAGATATGATTGTTGACCGAGATTTAAGACCTGCATATGCTGGCGGTTTTGTATGGGCAAACCCTGAATTAAAAGAAAAAGAGATTGAGCAAGGTATTGTATTTGATGTTAATTCTCTTTTTCCATCTCGTATGTATTATGAACTTTTACCGTATGAAACGCCCGTATATTTTGATGGTGAATATCAACAGGATGATGAATATCCTTTATGGGTTGGTGTAGTTAGTTTTGCGTTTGATATTAAAAAAGATCATATTCCTTGTATTTCATTAGACAAGTTTTCTCGATTTTTTGGGAGTAAAAAATACGTTGAAAGTTCAAATGGTGATATTGTACGAATGACTGTAACCAGCGTAGATTGGCAGTTGTTTAACGAGCAATACGATATTTATGATGTTGAATTTATTAATGGATATAAATTCAAAGGTTGTGTTGGCATAGCTAGGCAGTTTATTGATGAACAGATGGAAGTTAAGAAAATCTCGAAAGGTGCTCAGAGATTTATCGCGAAAAGACAATTAAATTCAGTCTATGGAAAATTCGCAACGAATCCAAATGTAACCCCTAAAATTCCATTTATTGATAAAGATGATGGAGTTTTACGTTTGCATGACCCTATGTTTACAACTTATGAAGATGGAGAAGTGAAAGAGGTTATTGACGAACAATTTCGCGATCCTATTTACCTTCCTTATGGCGAATTTGTTACCGCCTATGCACGTAAATATACAATTAATACAGCTCAAAAGGTAGGTATCCATAGAGTCGCATATATTGATACGGACTCTATACATTTAGTAGGTACGCAAGTTCCGGACGCAATTAAAGATATTATCGACGATAAAGAGCTAGGCTTTTGGGGTTTAGAATCTATTTTTAACAGATCTTATTTTATTGGCGCTAAAAGTTACGTTGAAGAAATTGAAATAACTTACAAAGACTATGTAGAGCACCAGCAGGAATACATTGATGAAAATGATTGTAAGGATAATCTTTATTATATTCGTGGAGGTGTATGTTATTATTTAAATGTAAAGTGTGCTGGAATGACGGAAAAGGCAAAGCAAAATGTAACATATGATAACTTTAGGGTAGGCAATGTTATAAATGATTGTCTGAAAAAAACACATGTCCCTGGTGGTATCGTCTTAGTTGATAGACAGTTTTCGATTAAAAGTAGGTAAGGAGGTTGATAAGGTGATAAGTGTTTTAAGTGTTATAATAAAATATTTAATTATGGCATTATGTTGTTTAAGCGTAACATTTTTATTTACTGTATACGCAATAGGAATGATATTGATATTTGTTTGGATTATAAAGGAGTGATATTATGAATTTGTTATTAAATATAATTATTGTTGTTTTCGTTGGTTTAATTATTGATTATAGTTACACCAATTTACGTAATGAAAATAAAATCTTACGAAAAGATGTTGATAAATTACAATATCAAATGTTAACTTATGAAAATGGTGGAATATTTGAAGAGTGTGATAAAAGATTGAAGGAATTCAATGAGATCATGTTCGGAAGTCCTCCCTTGAAGAATAAAGTTGTTATTGTGAGAAATATAAAAGACTATGATTATAGCGCGTATAGAAAAGATATTGACGCATTAAATGAATATCTAAAGGATGGTTGGAGCATTGTTAATCACGAATCAAGTGAATTTGTGCACACATATATATTAGGAAAACCATTAGCATGGTCTAAAGAAGGTGATAATAATGATGAGTGAGAAGTCAAAAGAAAATCGAAATAAATGGTATCGAGATCATGTAAACAAGTATTGTGTTTGTGTAAATAAAGATGAAGTTGAAGTTGTTTGTTATATTGAAGGTTTATTAAAAAATAAAAAATTTAGTCAATATGTTAAAAATAAAATTAAAGAAGATTTGGCAAAACGTAAATAGCATGATACTATATTAACGTAAGGAATAAAGAACGGAAATCAGACATGTATGTTAGGCTTACTCGCGGTGAAACGTGCTAACAACATAGTTAGGGTTAGTAATCTAGCTGATAACACTTTAAACTTTACAACCTATATTAATGAAACCCTCACAAAAGAGGGTTTTATTTTTTCTATTGACTTTATAAAATTGATAGAATATATTAATAAATAGAAGGGATGTGTAAAAATGGAACGTGATGAATTGAGAGAAAAGTTTACGGAAGTGTTAACGGTTGAAGATCAAGCGGAACGCTCAACCATGTTAAATGATATGCGCGCGGAAGTCGAGAAAAAATTCAAAGAATTAGATGATCTAAAAGCTGAAAACACAAAGTTAGTTGAAAAGAATAATTCGTTAACTGAGGCTAATTCAAAATTATTTATGCAAATTGGTGTTGAAAGTTCCGGAGGTGAAAAACCGAAACTGAAACATCCAATGGATTTAAGAAAATTAGGCATTTAAAACGAAAGAGGTGATTATATATGCCAAGAACAACAGGAAAAGACGTTGCAAAAGCGATTCAAGAAGATTTAGGATTGGAAACACAACCAACAGGCCAGGAAGTCGCTAGTGCAATGTATAGAGTAGCTTCTCCAAATTTTCAATCGATAATTGGAGATCCTAATGAAGTTTCATCATTAGAATTTATGAATGGATTATTAGAATATCCTGATACTTTAGGTGTTGAGTTCATGAATTTAGCAACTCGAATTGGTCGAGTGATCGCACACCGAAATATTTTAACAAACAAGTTAGCTCCATTTAAAATGGAAAATATGTCTTTAGGCTATACAATGGAAGAATATTTTGTTGAGTGTGCAAAAGAGCATGCTTACGATCAAGCCGACGCGGAAGACACTTTATTTAAACGTGAGTTGCCGGACATTAAAACAGCATTTTATGTTGTTAACCGTAAGTCATATTACCCAGCAACAATTACAGATGATGATATGCGTAAGTATTTTGTAAGCTGGGATGGTGTAAATAGTTTGATCGCTCGTATTGTTGACTCTATGTATAATGGTGATAACAAAGATGATTATAACTATATGAAATCTGCTTTAGTTACACACTATGAAAATGGATTAATGAAAATCGTTAAAACAAGTGCTGTTACTGATATGGACACAGCTAAAGAATTAGCGCGTAAAATTACGGAATATGTATCTTATTTAACTGAGCCTACTAATGAATATAATGCTATGGCAGTTACAAAACAAAATGACTATGAGGATATTTATGTCATTTTAAATGGTAAGTCAAACAGCTACTTAAATATCGATTGGTTAGCTCAGACATTCCAGTTAGAATTTGCTGAATTTAAAGCGCACGTGTTAGTTTTACCAACATTACCAAGCACAACACAAGGTACTATTGAAGCGTTAGTTGTTGATAGTGAAATCTACCGTGTATTTGATCAGAAGTATAACGTCGGTGTGGCGTATAATGCTAAAGGCTTATACTGGAACTATTTTTTACACCACTGGGAAGGTATCGCAACGTCTAGATTTGCAAACGCAATTGCGTTTGTATCCGGAACTGTTGAGGAAAAAGTTACAGCAATTTATTCTAACCCTCAAGTTGTACAGGTTAAAAAAGATGGTAGTGTAACAGTATCATTTACAGTACAGACTAATGGATTGAACGCACCTATTAGCTTAACGGCAACATCAGGCGAACCTACTATGGTTAGTGCTACATTAAGTGATGATTTAAGACATGTAACCATTAAAGGATTATCAGCAATTACTAGTGAGGGTTTAACAACTGTAAAAATTAAAGACAAAACTTCTGGTGTTACATGTGATATTAAGGTTGTTTATAACGTGTAGTTTTGTTATAATATTGGTGTCATGAGTAGGACATGGCACTCCTCCTTTCTATTTATGTAAATTGCAACTTAGGAAAAAGAGTTATTAATTTAACTCTTTTTTCTTTTTATTTAAAATTAGTTGAATATTCAACTATTTTTTATTATGATAGAAAAAGAAAGAGGTGATTAAAATGAAAATTATTTTAGTGGCTTTAGTTTTTAATGGTTTAGATTTAGTAACTGGAATTGTTGGAGCAATTAGAAATGATGAACAAATTAAGTCTAGTAAATTAAGAGATGGACTGTTTAAAAAGGTTGGTTTTATCTTTTGTTACACATTAGGTATCGCTATCAATTATGCTGAAAGTTATTTAACTCTTCCGTTTGGTGTGGATCTAGTACCGATTATTTGCACATACGCAATTATCACAGAAGTGGTTAGTATTGTGGAAAACATTTCTAAAATCAACCCTGATATTCTACCTGAAAAGCTAAAAGAATTAATTGGGTATAATGGAGGTAAGTAATATGGGAGCAATTGATGAAAATAAATTAAACAATATTTTACCAAAATATGACGAGTTAAAAATAAGTGGTAAGAATCTCGCTCAACAATATGTAAGTGCATTCAATACAGGTATGAATATTTACCAATGTATTAATCAATTACAGGGTTATATTGAGTGGACTGTGCAAGCTGTAAATGATGTTGTTATTCAGTGGAATGAAAATATTGCGGAAAATTTAGAAAACACTATGCAGTATGTAAAATATCAATTACCTAGTTTAGTTGATGAACGCATTGAGATTGCAATCAATCAATTACAAGATAAATATAATACTACTCTAGAGAAATTGGACAAAGAACAGAAAGCACAGGCAACTCAAATATCAAATATTAATAGTCAATTGGTAACAATTAATAACGAAATTACTAGTTTAAAAGAATTGTGTAATACAATGCAATCAAGTATTCAAAGTAATTTATTACAGATCAATAGTATTAAAGAAGATATTACAACTGTTAAAGAAGATATTATGAACATTAAAAAAGGTGCTACACAAGTAGCCAGCGAAGGAGGTATTTAAATGTATAATTTAAAATCTAATAATATCACACATGAGCTTTTAGAGAAAAATGATATTAAAATTGAATTAATTTCAAATTTAACACCTTACAATACAAACGGTAGTTTAGCGCCTATTGATAGTAACTTTATGGATGTTAATGAGATTAAAAATAAATATGATATATTGCTTTTAAACCTTTATTTCACTGACAGTGGTTATGGTAAAAGTAAATTACTTGGAAATTGTATATACCCAATTAGCTTATTTGATGAATTACCTGTCGAGTCAAATTATAAAGGTATAGGATTTATGACAGCGGCTTATATTTCTGCTGATTCTATAACCGAAGGTAATTCTCGTAAATATTCAGTTTCGTTAATAAAAACGGGTCCGGATAAGATACTTGCATGTTGCACCGCTGATGATGTGAAAGGTAGTTTATACGGCATTAAATTATAGCTAGATTTAAATCTAGCTTTTTTAAAATTAGAGGTTAATATAATGAATAAATGTGAATTATCAAGTATTTATAAAATGAAAAAACCGGAAGATATCCCATATAGTCTACCGGAAGGTTTAAGCGTTTATTTTTATGTTGAATTTTATATGCAATGCATGCACATCTTAAAAGATGTGGATTATGAGCGGTATAATATATGTAAACAAAAACTACAGGAGTTAACAATATTAGAGGAGGAATTGAACTTATGAAAGCAGGTCAAAAATTAGTTTATAATGGCAGCGAGGTTTGTTTATTTCCAATGGAGACTATGAATATTACTCAATGGTCTAGTCCAACCGCTGAATCACATTGTTGTGGACATCCTTTCGATAATGCAATCAGTGGACAGGTTCGCGTACCCGTGTATGCTCCTTTTTCTTGTCACCTGTCATATAGTGATAGTGTAGGTAATACACGCGCGTATAGTTCCGATAACCCCGTTTGGACTCCTAACGGGTTAAGCTATGTAACTGTAAGTTTTACACATGATCCGAACCCCCCAACAGCAACAAGATACGCGCAAGGAGATTTAATTTATCATACGGGGGTAGCTGGGTATGCCACAGGAGATCATTGCCATATTGACCAAACTTTTACACAGAATGCCGGTTTAGTCTATTATGGCGTAACATGTAATTATGGAAATCAGTGTTATGCATTAAGCGGCTCAGTGTTACCAACACAAGTATTTTATGTAAATGACACAAATATAGTTAACGGTTATGGACAGGATTGGAAAACTTTCGAAGGCGGAGATCCACCAACACCACCAACACCAAGTTACAAATACATAAAACATTATTTTATGTTAGATGGTTTAGGAATTGACATTGGTTTTTATAAAACGAAAGAAGAAATACCACCTGAACCGCCAACACCAACAGTCGAGTGGATCATACCAGGTAATATTAATAACACTAGACCACTTACAGAAGATGAATCTAAACAAAATTGGGTTGCTTTTTGGCAATTCTTTAAGGAAAAAGGTTGGACAGCAAACGCGGTTGCTGGAATGTTAGGTAATGCCTACTTTGAAAGTACTGTTAACCCGAATCGGTGGGAGAGTGATATACCATTTGCACAACCGGTAGCGTCTAGAGGTTACGGATTAGTACAATGGACTCCATGGACAAAAATAATTGACTGGCTAAAAGAAAAGGGATATTATCCGGATGTTTCTAAGTTTGGAGTCGGTGAATGTGAGCGCATTCAATGGGAAATGGAAAATGGTGCGCAATGGATAGCAACATCAGCCTATCCCGAAAGTTTTGCAAGCTTCTCAAAATCAACCGCCGACCCTTATACATTAGCGATTGAATTCTTGGCAAACTATGAAAGACCAGCCGACCCTAACCAACCAACGCGTGGTACGAAAGCACGTGAAATATATGATTATATCAAAGACAAATAAAATAGTTGAACTTTCAACTATTTTTATTTAATATAAAATAAAAGGAGATGATTAAGATGAGTATAGGAGTTGTAAATAGTCAATTTACACCACAATCAAAGATATATCTTTTAAAAGGATTAGAAATTGACGCTATGAATAACACATTTTGGGGTGCATTTAATAGTACGGAAGAACAATTTAATTTTTTTATTAATAACTATGATCATGTTGTATTTGAAAATTACACATACCAGCGTAAAGATGGAACTGTGGTTGTACCAGGTTTATATGATGATTTACGTCTGTATAATTACTTGATTTATCAAAACGGAGATACAGGCAACAAATCGAAATGGATTTACTGCTTTATTACTAGTTTAGGGTATTTAAACGATAATGCGACTAGTATCAGTTTTGAAACGGATGTTATACAAACTTGGCGTTTTGAAATCGAAAGTAACTTTATGGAATCTTACATAGCATATGAACATAGACCACAATACTATAAAGAAAGTTCAGATGATAAACGTAAACCTTGTATCAATACACAGCCGGAGAACTTGGAAATCGGTACGGATCTTATAAGTGAAGATGTAATGAACCTAAACCCTATGAGTTATATTAGTTTTGCAATCATTGGAATGACATGTACAATGGATGGTACCGACACATATACGTCCGGAACTTTGGGCGCACCTAGCCAAATTAATTATTATATATTACCATATTCTAGAAATACAGGTTTAGGAATTACAAAACTAAAAAATACGAGTGATCAAGATTTATCAATAAGCAATATACGCACAATTTTAGATGCGATTCGTACGGATGAAAAATTAGTCGGTAAATGCGTTTCTATCGTCATAACTAACTATATTCCTGGCCTCGCTTTTGTAAATAATGAGCTAAGAATAGTTAAAGAAAATTTTACTATTGTTGGTGAAGGTAGCTATACTATGTTAAAATATGGTGCATTAGGTTTTAGTAAAATAAACGATAATGATACTAGTCAATTCGTTAAAACGGATATTATTAATGCTCCACTTCGTTTTTATCCGACAGTTATTAAAAACACTAAAATACTATGGTATCCTTATTCCTATCTATTAATAAGTGATAACAACGGAACAAATAAAATTTTTAAAAATGAGTTGTGGGACGATTTTAGCGCGATTCAATTTGCATTTGTTGGTAGTCCGAACAGCTCAAAATTAAATGTTGTACCGATCAATTATAAATTGAAGAAAACCACCAAAACAACAAATGACGTACTTATGAACCTTGATAACTCTTTCGAATCACAATATGAATGTAGCTTGCCAATTATAAGCGACCAAACCGCACTGTTAATGCAATCGTCTAGAAACTCTATGAATGTAGGTTTATCAAATATTCGAAGATCAAATGAAACCAATTCAGCAATCGCAAGTGCTACCGGTAATGCACTAAGTGCACAAACAAGTTTACAAAACAATTTAAACTTAAGTGTTACATCTAGAAACACAAATTTAGCTAGTAATTTGAATGATTTACAGAACAAATCAAACATGATAAACGCTAGTTTCAGTGCTATAGGTGGATTAAGTGGTGGTATAGCAAGCGCACTAACTGGTAATATAGGAGGTGCGGTAGGCAGTCTAGTCGGAGCTGGTTTAGGAATCGGGCAAACCGCCATGCAAAACCAAATCAATACAAAACAAACTAATTTACAAAACGCAAATGCTCTTGCAAATGCAAATGCACAAGCGAGTGCTAGCACACAATCAACCGCAATCAGTAACCAATTAAGAGAGTTAACAACACGCTATCAAAATCAAACAAATATTCAAAACGCTATGGATAGTTATAACGCTCGAATTCATGACGCACAAGCAACAGCCGACAGTATTGTAACCGGCTCAAATGATATGTTAAGGCAAACGGCACTAGATCTAAACACGTTAGTATTATACGCTTACAAACCAACACAAGAGTACCAGGATAAAATTAATAAAATATGGGACATGCGCGGATATGCTACTAATACTATTGACTACCCGAATTTACATACACGTCAAAATTGGAACTATATACAGACTGTAAAATGTAATATCAAAGGTGAAAATATCGACCCGAGCGACTTGGAAAAAATAAAACGCGTATTTGATAATGGTATTACTCTTTGGCACACCAAAGATGTAGGAAATTATGAATATCATAATGGAGAGCGCTACACGGATGATATGGTTGATAAATATGGAAATTATAAAGAAAAGAAAGTGCATTAATAGAAAAGGTTGACGGTTCAACCTTTTTTATTTAACATATAGTTAAAGGAGATGATTAAGATGGATTTATTAAATGATACAAGCTCGTTTACTGATTATTGTCGTAACGCGGTTGATATTGCAACAATGAACAATGGAGAAGCGGATTTTATTTATTACACATATTTACAAATGTTGAGCTTAAACATGTTTAAATATAAAGGTTTACCCGAATCCATTAATACATTCTATTTAGAGTATGTTTTACAAACACGCGGTTACATTGGCTTTTATGATGATGAAAGGTTAGGTTTGATATGTAGTGAGATCACACTAGGTGGTCGTTTAAACCATTACACTTTACCAACCGAATATCATACGGTTTCTACTAGTCCACTTGTTAAAAAGACGTTAACAAGTGAAGAGTGCGTTGTTATGAAAAACAGTCCTTTATATGTTGGGTTATTCCCATACTTAAATTTTTATGCTAAAAAATTAGCTTTAACAAGTCGAACTATGGACCAAAATTTAACCATGCAATGGACGCCGTATATCATTACAGGTGATAGGAGAATGTTACAGCAATTTAAAGTTTTCATGAAGAAAATTTTACAAGGTGTGCAAACGATCTTCACGTCAAAAGGATTTAGAACGGAGGATATTAATATACTACAAACAAATGCACCTTTTATTGCCGACGAATTACATGGGATGAAACAAGCTATATTACGCGAATGCATGACATTCTTAGGCATTGAAAACGCGAATATGGACAAAAAAGAGAGATTAGTTTCAGATGAGGTCAACGCCAACAATCAACAGGTTATCGCGTCTAGAAATATTTGGTTGAGTGAGCGTAAAAAGGCGATTGAAGAATTAAATAAAAAATTCGGATTAAATGCGAGTGTAGAATTTGCACCTTACGAAGATTATGAGGAAATCATGAAACTACTTGAATTAGACTCAAACACTAGCATTAAAGATTTTAACATTAATAAAAACTTGGATGTTAAAGAAGGTGATGACAATGATAAATAAATTAAAAGTTCCTAACTATTTATTGACTTTGCAAAGTCCGGTGCTTGCTGAAAACACCGAAACAATTTGCGGTGTATGTCATAATTTGGCATTTACTGAATTATTAGATAGTCAGTATAAATTAAGCGATATGGAAGTGTTAGAGATCGCACGAAAAAAGATTTTCGATTTTAGCTATCCTTTCTATGATGATGTTGAAAAAAGAAAAGCTTTTGAAACCGGTATTTTAAAGCACTTTTGGTTTGACGAAATCGGACAGGAAACTTACGCTTATTGGAAATTTGAACTTCAACACTGGTTTGAAATTAATATGGATAGATATTACACGTTGTTTAAAACTATTCCATTTCAAGATCAAGATGACCCGACGGCAAACACGAACTATACAGAAACGTATACACGCGATAGCACGGGAAACACCCGTGCCAGCGGAGAAGATACAAGTATTGCTTTAAACTCTGTAACACCGGAAGGACGCATAAATATTGAAACAAATGACTATGTTAACAATATAGCGAAAACTATTTCTAAACCAAATAGCGCAAATGACACCACAGGACATGAAGAATATAGTTTTAAGCGTAAAGGAAATATCGGTATACAGACTTTAGCGGAAGTGTTACAAGGTTCAAGACGTGCGGTTATCACCATCGAAAATGACTTATATACCGAATTACAAGAATACGGATTATTTTTCAATATTTTTTAGGAGGTAATGAAAATGAATATTGATGTAAATAAATACTACAACTACCGTCAGAAAATGATGGGTAAAAGAGTTGATAAAGATGGCTATTATGGGTGTCAATGTTGGGATGGCTATATGGACTATTGTCAATACAATGGATTTAATGGTGCAAATTGTACAACTAGTGGTTATGTAAAAGATATTTGGGAGAATAGAAAAACAAATGGAATGTTAACACATTGCGTTGAAACAACACAATTACAACCAGGGGCAATCGTTGTTTTCAAAGTAGTGCCAAGTATCACACCTTATAGTCATATCGCAATTTTCGACAGTGACGTAAACGGATCATATGGTAAATTCTTAGGTACAAACCAACACGGAAATAATGAAGGTTTTAATATTATTACACTTCCTTATTCAGCTATGTATTCTACTGTATTTATTCCTAAAAATATGATATTAAATGAAACTACAGAAAATATTTTAAATTATATCCCTAGTGATTTTATCAGAGAAAAAGCAACATTCTACCCAAATTGTACAATCAAAATAAGAAAAGCCCCAAGCTTAAAAGGTGTTGACACAGGTTTATATTATAAACAAGGTATGCATGTTAACTATGACGGATATGTTAAGCGTGAGGGATATTGTTGGATCAGTTGGATTGGTTCAGATAACTCTCGGCGCTGGATGGCTTGCGGTGAGTTAAACTATAAAGGATATAACACAAATCCATATGGAGTATTTAAATGACACAAACAATAGATTGGTACAGTCCAACGAATATAAAATCATACAATAAATTTCTTAATTTTATCATTGGCGGTCGTGGAATTGGAAAAACATATGGATTCAAAAAAGACTGCATTAGTCGATATAAGAAAAAAGGAAAACAATTTCTTTATCTTAGGAGATATAAAACGGACCTTAAAAAAATAAAAACATTTCTAAACGATCAGTTTGAAAATTTTAAAGATGATGAATTTAAAATCACAGGTGGTAGCAATTTTACCACCTTTTACATAAACGGGTGTGAAATGGGTTATGCAACATCCTTAACATCATTTGCGAGTTTAAAATCAACAAGTTATGTGGATGTGGATACAATTATTGTTGATGAGTTTATACCCGAAAAAGCTGGATTCAACGCGTACATTCCGAATGAAGTTGAAATTCTATTAAATATTATCGACTCTATTTTTAGACAACGAGAAGGACATGTTTATTTATTGGCTAACAATGTTAGTATTGTTAACCCATATTTCAGTTATTTTGGTATATCACCAAACCCCGCAAAAGAGTTTAACACATTTAAAGGTAATGATTCCATTGAGCAAATAATTGTACAAATTTGTCATAGTGATTATAAAAAAGGAAATAAAGAAAAATCGAAATTCCATAAATTAATATCGGGTACAACGTATGGAGATTATAACGCTGGTAACTTTGCTTATGATACAAATGATTTTATAAAGAAGAAAACACCGGAATGTGATTATTTATGCACGTTATATTTTGAAGGTATTTATTATGGTACATGGGTTGATATGAATACAGGATATATTTACATTAACCAACAGACTAATAAAGAATACGGATATTGTTATAATATAGGAACTACCAACCGTGAGAATATGATGATAGCGAAACTATGGCGTAAAGACCAACGTTTAAACGTATTAATAAGATCATATCGAGACGGTTGTGTGTATTACAACAATCAGGAAACTAAAAGACTATTAAGCTATATACTTAGTAAATATTAAAAGAGTGATATTATTTATCACTCTTTTATTTTAATAAAATCTTTAAGGTCGTGTTTATTGACAGTATATAAATAATACTCATGTTTTGGACCATATTTATTATAATACTTGATATACTCATCCCATACAATTCTATAATCTGTAGAATGCACAATATTTAAACCGTCAAATGTAAAATAAAATTCCAAATCAATTTTAATATCATTGTTCATGTTTATCACCTACCAATTCTCACCATACATTTGAATAAAATAGTTGTGGATGTATTCATGTTTAACAACACTAGAACGTAAAAGATAATATTGTCTATAACTAATCAAACCTTGATTATAATAGGATTGGATTATATTCTCACGCTCAGTATCACTAGTGATACCGAGCGTTCTATTTAACTCATTAATCAGACGACTAAGACTAGTGTAATTATTCATAAGTTATCCTTTCTTTACAATCCTACAAACTTCTTTAAGGTTGTTATTAATATGCTCATTCAAATAAATATAATCAGAATAATTTATTTCTTTATCATCATAAATACTTTCACACATTGCGATACAAATATTTGTGTAATCGCTTAAAGCTTGTAATACATTAATTAGCTCGTGCCACCCTTGAATCTTTGCTATTACATCATTGTATTGTGTTTCCAATACTTCTTTATATTTTTGTTTAGTCATATTATTTATTTCCTCCTATTCTCTTTAGAATTTCAATTTCTATTAATTTCATTTTCTTTTCCCTCTTTTCTTTACACTCATATTATAACACAAGTATTCTAGAATACAAGTATTTCTGTAATTTCACATAATCCACTACGGAGCCTGGTGGTTCATTGTTTCACGTGGAACTTTGTAGTGTGGTGTTAGACGAGACTAACTAAGACCATATTGTACACTGTAGTTTGGTACTGCGTTATGTGTGTTTGTGTACTGTGAACATGTGTTCGTCAATGGGGAACAAGGTCCTGATGACACTCTTT